TATTCTAATCCTTTTAATGTATCTATTTTAGTTGATTGATCATTACCTCTAACAGGGATGTAAAAATCCTCCATTAAGTTCATCATATTATATTTTAAGTTATAATCACCCGTTGCTTGATCTATAAATGGTGTTTTTTTAACTTTTTGTTGTAATTTCTGTACATATGAATCTATCTCATTTGATGGTAAATTACCTACATTAATAGTGAATACACGCTTTTCTGGGGCTCTTGATATGCGATGTAATAACATTGCATCTTTCATTAATGCATATTGTTTAAATGTTTTACGTGCACCTTCTAAAAATGATTTACCATATGGTAAATAGTTAGCATCTGCTAATAAACGGAAATGAGCAATTTCATAATTTTGAAATTCTAATTTACCATCTTTTGAATTATTACTTTTTACTATTCCTAATCCTGCTACTGATAATGATTGAGGATCTATTCTAAATGTAGTTTTAGGTATTTTTCTAACATCAACACTATCATCTAAACCTTCTTCACGAATCATTTCATAAGTTGATAAAGGTATTACATTAAACACACCAAATTTTTCTGATATTTCTAATTTAAGGTAAAAATCACCATATTTACACATATTTCTAATCCATAACCATAAATTAAATTCAATATTTAAAATATCATAGAATAAATTATATAATACTTGTTGTATATTTTCATCACTTGATCTGATTTGAAGAACTTCTCTCATTTCATTTTTAAGAGTAGATTCATCTGCTACAATATCTAAGGCTGAACATATAATTGGCTCAGTATCCATTGCTTCGTAATCAGTATATAACTGTGTGCGAAGGGTTTGAATGTTCATTGTTGGATTATATGGATTAGTTGCTCCATATTTATGTAATTTAGAAAATCTATCTATTAATGAATTAGTTCTAATATCACCATATGATTGGGTTCTATCAAAATCATTCACTTTTAATTGTTTACCACCAACGTTGCGAATTACTACATTAGTACTAAACATTTTCTCTAATCTATCAAATATACCTAGCTTAGGTTGTTTTTGATTATCTATATTTTCTGTCATATAATTATTAATAAATATAATTTATCCTAAAATCCATGTAATATCCTCAGCTTTACCATTTACATTCATTACATAAGGATTTGCTATGTTTTGTAATCTTACATTGTTAAAAGTAGGATATAAATCTGTATATACATCCTGAGTTATTCCTGATATTGCGGCTCTTGTTAATTTTTGATGCTGTATATTAAATTTTAATGCTGTATCTCTTATAAATAATCCTATTCCTAAAGATATTACTAAATCATCATTATAACCAGACTGAGCTTGTGCTTTACCATTATGCCAAATAAACACTTTTAATTCCTCTAATAAACGTTTAGAATGAAAAATAAAACTTTTTTCGCGAATATATGACTCCATTTTTGAGATAACAAGAGGTCTTGTTTTTGTAGAATTTGTAAAACCTGGTATGATTTGTTCACTTTCCATTTTATCTATGTATTTATCCATTGTTATTTCTCCATATGATCTTGGTGAAAAATACATATTTGTATATCCTCTTTCAAGAATTGTTTGAACAACATCCCAACCAATATTTGAATTTTCTACTACTAATAATGCGTTATTATATTCAGTTGCTACTGAAACTAACATGTGACCATATTCTCTAGTTCCTATTTGTGATTTATATTCAGCAACTTGTTCACAAGCATCTACATCTATAACATGAAATGCCGAATAATCACCTCCATCTCCTCGGGAAACGTCAGCTGTAACTATGTAATTTTTAGCAAAATCAACATATTCCCAAATCCAAAAATCATTCCCCATAAATCTACGTTCTTTTGGTTCACGAATATAATTTTCTTCATAAAAAGCTAATAAACCTGATTCAACAACAGTATTACCTGAACCTAAAAAGTCACAATCATATTCCTGAGCAAATTCACGTGTGCTCATATTATTTTTTTCTTCTTGATACCATTTTTCATCTCTATCAGGATGTAAATTCCATTTTAATTCAATTTTATGGAAATCGTTTGATTTAGGTAAATTATTATACATTCTGTGGAACCAATTACCAATTCCATTAGGTGAAGATAATGCTATGATACTTCCACCAGTATTATGACTTATAATACCATTTACTAAAAATGAATTTGAATTTGGAACCTTTAAGTCATAGGTTTCAATTTCATCATATTCTTCAATGTCTGATATAGTTACTGAATTTTTATGTATATTATATAAATTTTTTAATTCTTTATATTCAATCGAATTATTTTGCTTTTTATTTAATCTAAATCCTATTAAATTATAAAATAGTTTAGATTCATGTATATTTATAGTTAATTTATATCTATTTGTTTTTTTCCAAGATTGTTTAATTATTTTACTTTTTATTCCAAAATTATATAACATAATTTGAATATCTTGTATAAGTTGTTCTGATATGGAAACATAGGATATTCCTTTTTTATGTGATGATCCATTACTATCAAAACAACCTTGAAGAAAAGCTATTTGTTCTTCACGAGATGAACATAATATTAAACTAGGAACTTTTTTGTTAGAAACCTCTTCTTGAATATTTAAATATTCTTTAAATATTCGTTTAACTATTACTGAATTTAAAACATAATTATTTTTTCCAGTATATTTAAAATCATTTTGTTTTAAAAAATTAATTATTTCAACATTTTGATTAGCAATATTAATACCTAGTTCACTGTAAGATCCTTCAGCTATCCATAAACCTATTAAATAAGCAAAATCAATATTATCTTTTATTTTATAAGGCTTAGTATTGAAATGTAAATCTGTATAATTAGGATACTTTATTTTATTTCCAAAATTATTAGTATTATATATATGTTTAATTTTATCACCTATTTTTAAATTTTTTAATTCAACCCATTCCTCCCCATTATTGTTTATTTTTAATAAAGGGTGTTTATGTGTTCCTATAATATGTGAACCATTATTAAATTTAATTTTTAATGTTTTTGATTTAGGGGATTTATATGAATGTGTACTATTTTCTAATTGATTATATCTATTAATAATATTAATATTAATATCATTAAAAAACATTTCATTAGTATTATGTAATTCACCTATTCTATATAAACCTTTATTTGTATTTACTATGCTATTATATTCTATACATGCAATTGTTGGTTTAATTGATGTATAAATTTTGTCAATATTTTCAATAAATGCAGCTTCATCAATAATCAATAATGATACAGCATAAGAACGACCTGTATCACTAGATGCCGAAGTTGCTATAATTTGTGAACCATTTGCTAATTGCAAAGATAATTTATTATTTGATAAAGGTTTTTTGTTACCTTTTAACCAACTTGGTAAATTTTGGAACATAAATTGTACCTTATCTACCATTCCTTTAGCTGTTTCTTGTTTAGTAGCTATACATAATACTGTTTTATTTTTTTGAAATAACATGGTATGTAAAGCATAACCTGCTGCTAAAGTAGATATACCTAGCTGTCTAGATTTATTTATTATAACATGCCTGTTGATTTTAAAATCATGTAATACATTTTCCTGAAATGGATATAAGTTAAATAATATGCGCCCTTTTTTAGGATGTGAAATATAACAATATTTCTTCATAAAGTGTATTGGATCAGTTGCACATTTTATATATTCGCTTTTTATTACTTCTTTTATTTGAATATTAGTAGCCATGTATATAAATATATACAAAACTTTTTGAGCATAAAGAAACCCATACAAAAGTATGGGTAGATCTATAAATTCTATTTATATTCATTATTTTATAATTAAAAATACTGCTAATATACCTAATAATGCTGATGTTGATGTACCTAATATGCGTCCTTTAACTTTAAGCCATTTTTGCTTATTATCTAATTTTTTATTTATTTTTTCTAAATTGTCAATTTCTTGCTTATAATTTATTTCTTTAGATTCATATAAATTAATTATTTGATCTTTTATAATAACTTTATTATTGGTTAATATTAAAATATTATTTAAATATTTAACTTCATTAGTTAATGAATCTTTTTGGATTAATTCGATTATTACTTTTTTAGCTATTGAATCAGGTAAATATGTTTGAGCTTTTGCATTTACAAACATTGATACAACTAGTAAGGTTAGTATGTATTTCATGATAAATTACATTTTTAAAAATGATTATTAATACCTAATTCAGTTGCACCAGTTAATTCTTGTAACGTTGTTTAAAAAATGAATCAATTTGATATGATGAATATACTGGTACTTTCTTAATTTTTTCTTTATATATTATTCTATCTTTAGAAACATTAGCATAAGCTACATCTAATTTTTTGTTTAATTCATCAATTTTAAGTCTATAATATTGAACCATAGAATCTAACATTTTGTTTTGATTTCTAAGAATAACGTTTTCAGTAGTTAGCTGTTGAACTTTTTTATTTAGATCTTGTCTAGGCCAAAATATAAGTAATAATATTCCTATTATCGCTAAACTTGATAATATGTAAGGAAGTTTTTGTTTCATTAATTTATTATTTTTATTTTAATATACCCGCTCTCAATTTAAATTGTTTTATTATTGATTCATCTAATGTATCTTCGATATCATCATCATCAAATTCAAATTCAATATCATTAGTAAATTCATCTTCATCTGTAAATTCATCTTCATCTGTAAATGAATTTTGATTTTTATATGGTATATTACCTAATACTTTAACTATTTTATTATATAAATTTCTTAAATTACCTGGTAATTTATGTTCTAACATTTCAATAATTGCACGTTGTACATTCAATTCTTCTTGTTTAATTAAACTAACATATTCATCAATTAATGCATCTAATTGCAATCCTGAATTAATAACACGATTTCTTTCTTGACTATAATAATCATCTTTTATATCATCTTCATTAATTGATTTTTTAATTCTAGCACGTGCTTGTAATTGAGTATTAATTATTTTTTGAAGTAATCTATCATTCTTAAAGAAAAATTCTGCTGCTTTACTTCTAGTATTAGTAGGAGTTATAAATTTTTGTGTTGATAAATCTGGTTCTACTTCATCGGGTTCGTCAAATTCATCCTTATCTTTACCTTTTGAAACATTAAAATATTGAGACAATTCATTATCTGAATCTCCTTCATAATCGTTTTCATCTTCTAAGTCTTTCTTCTCATTATCAAATCTATTTCTAGGTTTTGTTAAGGCTTCACCTGAAATAGGTTCAATTATTCCATATGGTTCTAGTACATCTTTTACAACTGGATTAAACATTTGTTGTCTACCAAATTTAGGATCACCTTTCATTTCCCCATATGCTTTAGCTATATCTAATATTTGCCATTCTGGATTTTCACCTGCATAATCCAATATAAATTTAACAGTTTTACTATTTTGTACTTTATCAGGAGCTGCTAATAATTTTGCTCTCCAATCGTCTGCTAATTTATATTTTGAAGGGATTCTAGCCATTTCATCTAAATCTGCTTCTTTTAATTTGCGTCCTTGTGTTGTAGTTGCTGTTTTTATATTTGGATCGGTACGTAATGAATTTGAATCTGGTTCATTATTTACATATGTGGTTTTACCATCTTTTGATGATATCAAAGTACCCTCTAT